CGATTGACAGTACTGGCAAAGTATATGGGTGTTAGTAAATCCCGATGTTGTTATCGAGACTAGAGGAACTCCAGAATCAAAGCCATACCCGGTAATTTTGTATCTAGCAGACGTATAAGTCAAATCCTCAGTTATAACACCGCCGCTACTTGAATCGCCGGTTATGCTCACCGTTCCAGAACAATCGGTTCCTGAGACGGTCACTTTAACATAATAAACGCTAGATGGTGGACCGGCTAACGGCGTTAATGAATCGTCGCCGGTTACGTCGCCATCCCAAATTGTAGCTGATCCGGGAACTTCTTTGTATGCAGTATGGGGCAGATAATCATCTATAATATCGCTCATCTTATCGCCACCGGGCCACCAATCCAGTTTTTAACAAGATTATAAGCTTCCCAACTAATTAATCCAGTGTCTTTTATTGAACCGTTGGAATTATATTTTTCTTTAACTTCGCTGGATAGCCAAAATTCCGATAATCCCGCTTTCTGCATTCTCCGGCGTTGACTGTCTCCGGTTCTGAGAATTTCTAGCGCTTCTTCACATACCGCATCAGTTATGAACGGCGGAACGATAGCGGCTTCTGTTGTCTCGTCGTAAACTGCGATCTTCCAAACTGCTCTAACTTTTACATAACGCGGCCATTGTAGGTCTTGATCTTCACTATATTTTCTGCCCTTCCATCTGAGAGATTCGATTTTCTGTTGCGCCATATTGAGAGCGGCGGTTTTTTCGTCGGTGGTTGCGTCACTCCATGCATCAGCGTATAAATGTTTTGTAGATCCGAAATAAGTTGTAGCATCGCTTACACTTATATACTCGTCAGTTACCGGATAAGAAATTGCTCGCGTTCCAACACCTGATCCATCCGTCATATATTCACCTCCAATAAATTAAAATGTAGGTGTAAAAAAACCACCTACTGAAATATTATATTTATCGTAAGAACTTTCAAAATAACAGCTAATCCAACCATGAATGCTAATATCACCCTCCAGTCAACGCCCATTCTATGCGCCCCCATTTCAGGGTACGGAATAAGCGTCAATAGTTCCGGCGATAGAAGTTCCGGCAATATCGATATGAATAGTACCATCCGATTGTAGGTATCTGGCGGTCTCAATCGGACCGATACAAACTCTCTCAGCTCCGCCAGCAGCTTCAAAAGTTAGATCTCCTAACCCATATCGAAATGCCGGGTGGCCGGTTCCCGCTACAATGGTTATAGTGTCGGCGGCAGTTGCGGCAGATAGTTCAAAAGAAATAATTAGTCTCTCGAAATTAGCGCCAGCAGCGATAACGTGATCATTATCTTTATCAATAGTATCAGCCGTTTCATGGTTTGCGAAAGCACCATTTAGTTCATTTACAGTAATTTCAGAACGTACCATATTAATATCCTCCTATTATAATAATATTATATCTATGATGTTTGTCGTGCAGTCAGTACAGCGAGAGATGAAGGTCTAACAACTTTAGCGCCGTATACGTGGCGACCTCTCACAGCATCAGCAAAGAATTTGTCCGGTCGGTATCCTTCGACTTCATTAACAGAATCGGCGAAGGTAATAGTACCCGGATAACCGGCCATTATTTTATAGTTAGTCTTAGGTCCGGCTCCAACTTTAGTCTGCACGTTGTTGGAAAGTAGAACATCAAACCCGTAGAGTTTGCCGCACCATCCATTTCTAAGACCCTCAGTTGAGCCGCTGGCAGCATCGCTTCTGATGGCTTCCATCTTGATTAGACCATTCAAATACCACGGCGGGATAACTAGCCAACGTCCTTCTAGGGGCGTGTTGGACTCATCGAGCTTCTGTTTGAGATCGGCGATATAGTCAAGATAGGTTTGTCCGGCGGTGGTGTTGTCGGGAACTTTTGCAGATGCGTCAGTTCCAACAGCGTTGCCGGTGTCTGCTTGATCGTAGAGTGCGGCAATAATCTGATCGGCGGCATCAGCGAGTTGATAACCGGCGTCAGAAGTTGCGGCTTTCATAAGTTCAACGTTTGCTTGCGCTTTGTCTGCATCGTCCACCATAAAGTTGAAATATTTATCGTTGGACATAACAAGCGTGGTTGAAGCGTCGTCGAGAGTTTCGGGATCAGAGAGACCGGTTGATGCGTCATAGTTGTCAACGGTGATGGGGCTGAATGCTGTTATTCTTACAGTGTCGCCCTTTCCACGAATTTCTCCTTCATAATTCCTATTAATTACTCCATTCTGTCCAAATACAAGATTTTTCCTAAGTGATTCGAGTACTTTCGCACTCCAAACTTCACCAATAAAATTATTTAATGCCATATATAAAAACCTCCTATTTCAAAGTTCCATCTTTCAGTTGTTTTTCTATCTGTCCCATATTCGCTATGCGTTGATCTGGAGTCATCGATTTAACTTCAGCGACAGTAAATAGAACCGCGCCATTATCGGCGGGATTAGTATTTCTGCCAACTGATTTTTTGGCGTTGACTATTGATGCTAATTTTTCAGCATCGGCGGTAAGTTCTTCTTCAGTCTCACCTTTCAATCTAGCCGCAAACTCTTCCGGCAATTCTTTTGATGCTAGAATTTTCTTTTTCAAGCTTTCAAATTCAGCGTCCTGAATCTTCGCTTGTAATTCATCATATTGCTGTTGAAGTTCGGCGTATTTGTTCTTTTCACGGTCTAAACGCGCTGATATTTTTGCGTTTAGTTCATCTTGCGTGAAAAGTTTTTCATCTTTACCGGCTGTATTGGTGGCTTCGCCACTATCCTGGTTGCCGTCACCAGCATCATTATTATTATTTTCACTCATAGATGTACCTACGTTTTACTCCCAGTTCGGAGAGCTATTTTTGGTTATTGTTCTAAGTTCATTAATCCAAATTCTCGGGATTGCTCGGCGACTATTGCCGCTAGTTCGGCGTCAATATCCGCTTCACTTGCGCCCTCGTTCAACCGTTTCAGAGAGCTATGTTTTGAAGTTAGCCGATAGTTTACCCGCTGAGTTTCGATATCTACCAATTCTTTCATGTCAACAGGAAGAGATGACCGCCAATCTATTGAAATATTTTCAAGTTTCGTTGCACCGGATAGCTTTGATGCAACTTCGATATCGGCGGCGGTTCTCAGTACATCTTTTAATGGTTCTTCCATTATAATTTTCAGCCGATTAACTTTTGCCAATGTCGGCATAAGTAGTCGTTTAAGGGCTGATCCACTTTCCGCTAATCCGGCTTTGAGATCCGAGAAACACGCGGCGGAAGTTTCCGACATTATATATAATTCAGATAATACAATTTCAATCTGTTTAAATGAAGCTTCTAGTTTTGCATCCCAAACCAGATAATACGGTGCGGTTCCATCCTCACCAACCGGGATGAATCGACCACCACCAATTTCGATATCACTTTCGCCGGTGTCGGGATCGATATTAATTGAAGCTTCAGAACCCACAATATTTGGATCACTAAATTTATCGAGAGTTCGGGATGTTTTTATAAGTCGGTTTTCAAGTTCTTTTATAAGTCCATTGATATCTGTGAAGTCATCAGTTCCAACAACGCTTTCGGCTCCGATATTAGTTAATGGAATAACTAAGAAGTCATCAACGCCAGTCTTCTGAGAGTCGGGAACATCTTTATAGCGTTCGATGGTGGATAATTCGACAGCATTAGATATTTTGCCGTCTTTCATCACATACAGCCGATTCTCGATTGATCCCTTGCGGTGAATCTCAGCCGTCAAATAGTCGGTTCCATTTTCGGTAAATGTCCATGCGATAACGTGAGCTTCGACTTCAGTTTTGTTATCTGGAGAGACTACGGGGAACCAAAGAGCGGGATTTATAAGATCGATTTTGGCGCGGTCATCGAATCGGATTTTTGGAACCGCGTTGCCATATTTCAGAATGTGAATAACAGCATTATATAATAATATATCCATTTTATTATTGCCGGTTATTCTATCCATCGTTGGTTGATTATCGGCGGTGAAGTCTGGAGGAGAACCGACCAGCAGATCAGCAAAGAGAGTACATAGCCGTTTATGCCAATTCGTGACGATATCTTTTTTACGTGTTTCATCTGCTGAATTATGGTTGAAGACTAAATCGTGTTTCCCTTCGAAAAGTCGCTGGTTGGTTGTATAAGTAGTCAGTCGGGAAAGCTCCGATTCTGGCGGCCATTGATTGCCAATTTTAAATAAATTGTTAATGTTTGTTAATGTCATATATTCACCTCAAAATACTTCATTACCGATATATCGTAGGCAGTCCAGAAGATCGTCATTTTCTTTGACTGGTTTTTCATCGCCGCGTTCGGATGCTTTAGAATCCCAGACGTAACCGCCAATCTCTTCGATTAACTGAGGACATCTATTTTGGACTATGACCAATTTGCCGGTTTCGAAAGCGTTGGCTATTTTGGCGAGTCCATCATTTACGGTATTGTTGGCGTTCTTTACTCTCTTGAAGTCGTCTGCGATTAGCTGATTCTTGAATGATTTTGCAGAGGGATCAACTAGGATTGACCGG